GCTGGGGAAGGGTTATTTCCGATGACATTTGAAATAACGAAATCTAACGGGTATCACTTGATACCAGAATTGTCAGTGGGGTGCTTTACATGCCTCTAAAACACAAACCTGAGGTTAGTTTTTAAAATGGTAGATATATCAAGTTTAACTACAACTTAAAATATCTCTTCACGGTGTATCGTGGCTCAGTGAACAGAAGGTTGTTTGTGATGCTTCTAAAACAACAAAACTGAAGTTAGTTTTTAAAAAGGTAGACAATCCCAGGATATACTAAAACCTACTATCGTCTCTTCACACAAGTTAGTGTGGGTAATTGTGTTTCGTCACAACTTTAACGGGTAGTAACCTAAATATTAATAAATATGGGTCATTAAGAAGTTACTCAAGCAAACTTCCTTAATAATGCCATACCTACATCTGACTATACAACTTAACTACCAAAGTTATATAGTTCCTGCCCATAGTGAAACATTTTGTCTAACACACTACCGTCCTAATCGGCTTAGATCTATGGTTAGCTTAGTACTATATCTTTTAGTACTTATTAATCACTCAATTTGCTTCGTGGGCCAGTTAAATCACTCCATGCTTTATATTACAATGTTGGAATATACTCAATACTGTATTTAATCTCTAGTCTCCAGGTGTCGTTAGCATTACAACCTGTGGCTAAGATATACATTGCATTTCTCGCATGAGAAGTGGCTGTTTCTAAGTCTCCTGCAACATAAGATAATGCAGTACCAAATCCAGAAGCGGATCCGGCACTCAACTAATCTTACATGAAGAGAGAATCAACTACATCTGTTGGTGTCCAGACATAGTCGTGGTGAGTCATGACTGAGGCGTTCGACATTTCATATGTGTTAGGATAATTCTTAAGATTTTTACTTTAAGGAAAAGGTACTACATATGGTGTCGATAGTCCTGACAAAGGAAATACATAATCCTTTCCAGGAATTTGTACAATCTATATCAGGCCGGCTCTACTAATCTGAGGACTAGTAGGAATCAATCTTATTCCAAGACGGATAAGACGTGCAGACATCCAACGGGCGTTGGATGCGTTGTTTTAGCCTTAGGTTCCAGCTAACCCTGAGGGTTGGAACTGGAGGAGATCAGCTATTGTTCCTGTCCCTACATAAAACTAGTTAGCTAAACTAAAGTTACTTGGGACAACACCTGTGCCATTAGGCGCAAATTGGTCAAAGGCATGTGGAAAAATGGCAACTGCTAGTCCATATGAACCTGCAGGAATGGGGTTAGTAGAAGTCCCCGCTGTGGCAGTAAGCGGTAACTCGATTGTCTATTCATACACAGAGGTATTAATAGCATAATCGAAATACGGCTTAATGACAGGTGTGTCGAAAGGTTTCAACACGCTCATTGCGAAGTTGGACTTGTATTATTTTCGGGATCCTCGATTATCGTTTCTAGACCCTTACTTGAAGCGCATTGGACGCACGATCTGGCCAGACTGTGGTCTGGTGTTATTATCTGGAGTTTGTTTTGACTAGTCGATCTTTAGCTTAGTAAATTTAACTTCTAGGTTCTTAAGCTTCCTGTCTTATTTTTAGTCTACTTGGTTCTTAGCGGACCCTTTCTTTCTACCCGCTCCTAAAAGGCCACAGTATGGGCATCCTTTACACGAAGTATAAGTTGCTGCACATTCATAACATGTATCAATGTCAAACGTGATGGGGTTAGCTTTTAGATATTTAAAAGTTGAGCAGACTACACAAAATCCTTGTTCCACTATCGCTGGAGACGTCTATTATTGCAATTATAGTAATTAAGGTGTTACGGCTGGTAACTCAGAGACTGATTTTATTTGCGGTTGTCCTCCCGTGGTGAGTTGTTAAGTAATGATGGTACAACAATAGCCTCATCAGAGCATGATTGTCGGGAGACACAAAGTGTGTGTTAGGTCTACGGTCGTATTCCTAAAAAATCAGGTTTCCATCCTAATTTCATGTCACTATGGGATTCAGTGACACAATCTTAGTGGAGTTATATCTAGCTATAGGATTGCAATATATCGGGGACATTCATGTTAACGCCCATGGTGTTATTATTATCAATGGCAGTCAATAGTGTAGGGTAAGCAAGAGAATCGCAACCGTTATAATCTCCTAGAGTTTGTATTATGTCTCCATAGAGAGAATCACAATTAGTGTCCATTGTGGTAGCATCTAAGCACTTGATGTAACTTGCGACATCGGTTATGTTAGAATTGTAACCTAACATATCACTTAAAACACTATACATTTTATTAGTTATCTAGAACCTGTAGTACTTACTAGCAAGTTTTCGGTTATATTATGTACAGCCAACGTCCATTAGTGCATAAATCTATGCGTTATACAAATCACTATAACGAGCAGGAGAGTCGCTATATAATTACAAATTTATTACTCTAGCAAAATTTCTATACATATAAACTCGGCCATTAGTGTATATACCGATTCTACTCAAGAAGTCAATTTAGTAGTCAGGGAGAACTAACATAAATCTAGCACATTAGCCTAGACCATGGATACCTTCAGGTATTGGTGAATAGCACATCTTAAAAGCTAAGTGGAAAGCTTTCAAGTCCTTGTCTTCTATCAATATAAAAGTATCGTCTCCTCCAACAGAAAGGGAGAAATAGGTAATACCTGCGATATGGAACATATACAAATTATAAAACACGACTCTTAAGGAGTTCCCTAAGGTGGTTCGTGTAGGGTGACCAGAAAAAACAGTGCCGTTAATCATCACGGAATAAATAAGCATTCTTTTACCTCTAACTTTAACATAAGACTTTAGCTTTACTTACACGTCAGTCAGTATTGCGAATACGGATTCTCTAAGAAATTCTGGTAGGTCCATATGTGGGTATATCGTGCCAAATGTCTTAATTACTAATTAGACATCGACTATCTTGAGTAGTTACTCATGTTAGTGGGAATCGTGACTCGATCCATCGATAGCGACCGACTTGGGTTTATCAAACCTACTAAACTCTTTCTCGAAATGGGACTCTAATTGTCTCATATTATAATTACCGACATAGTATGGTATAGCCCTCTTCATAGCTTTTAGGAGGACGTAATTATAATGACCACCGACAGCTTTTATCCACATTGGAGGATTAAAAATGTTTCTAGGTCGGTTGGAACGTTTAGACAGATCTTCCCACATATCAAACACGAAAAACTCGCCCGATTTAGGGCTAGTCTCGTAGTACATGTAAGTGTCACCTCCCATCTTAATCTTTTCTCTTGCAGCAGTATAAAGCTTAGCTTTTTGAGGGGATGACTCGTGAACGTGAATAATATATTATTCCCAGGAAAGTTCATCTGGCGTCATTAAATTCACTTAATTCACAATCTTAACTAAGATGTCGCTATTATCAACAAAGTCTTTAAAGGATTAGATTACGGAGAGGGAAGGTAATAGGAGAGTATAACAGTGTCGTCCCAAAAGCGCAGCTAAATTGTTAACTGGACATTAAGAATAGGATCCCAAGACTTTTCCTTCGGACAGTGTGGGGATTGAGGGATTAATTATTTTACGTTCCCGATTCTTGTTACAAGAACAATATTCAGTATAATAATCTAAAACTTCTTGGCCGTCTCGAAATTTGATCTCTTCATTGACAAGTTAGAGATTATAAAGCTTCAAGTTAGAAGCTATTAAAGTATTAATTCTCTTAGGGTTTAGCATGTCCACGTTCATAGTATGTAAAAACTTTATTGCCATACTAGATGGTCTAACGCCTAACTCAGTGTCGGGAGTAACGATCTAATTCCATATAAAATTCGGAAGTCCAAATTGTGCAGTATATAACTCATTATATATATATGGAAGGATGAGGGAGAGTGACTAAATAAACTCCATGGCAAACACATACGCCAACAAGAATTATTCAGGACTTGTAACAGTTCGGTCTATATCAAACAGGAATTTGAATATAGTCTCAACATTTAGTACGAGATAAACGCACTAGAAGAAGTGGAGTCTCCAGTCAATAACCATAGTTATGGTGGTACAAACTTTACTGGAATCTAGCATAATCAACGTATTCTTGACTATATACTTAATAACTCGATCAGATACTACATACCCACATAACGATAAACCCAGAGAATAGTACCCAGTAAACAATGGGTAGAATATAGCAAGGAAAAGGGCTAGTTTTGATAATTTGGAGTATTTATAGTTGACTATTCTATGATACATCAGGCCATGCTTGATCTTAGCTTTAAGTAGTTTTTATTTCGGAGCCTTTAGCTTCTTGAACTCGTTAGTCTTAAGGAGTGTAGAGTCGATTTCGATGAACGACTTAACGAATCTAAAATCGCAGTATCTAGCGAATTTAAGCGGTGAGTGCAAGAAATCCTTAATTGGCGTGGCTGCTAGGGTATTTCTGAGGTATGCTGTTGCACCAATGATATGAGGTTTATGGACAGAGTCTACATACTTATTAAACCAAGGAGTCTTCATTGGTGTCTTAGAAGAACTCTCGACATTCTTCTTTTACTATTCCTCTTACATATAAGCCATTATTAAGGCATTAGAGACAAAGTTTTCGTACTCATTATATAAATCAGGGATTGTATCTAATTTATTAAAGATTTCTCCTCTACCACTGAATTTCAAAACATACTTCCTGGCTATCAACTATGCGTTACTTCCGATGAAACCTTAACTTGATAAGATCAAAGTCTTGAGGTCGGAAATAAGTTACAGATCTGCATAAAGATATGTTTATTTTTAGAGATATAGTTATCTGGAGAGGGAGATCCCAATGGTATTATATTCTGGAAGCTTATACTTAACTCGAAGTAAATAAGGTTCATAATCTTTGTGGGGTAGAGAACTGAGTACGACTAAATAACTGGCCACTCCTATTTATATCTTCTCTGTTTATAAATCAGGAGATGCCACGTAGTCATGTGACCACTTCACTCGCTTCATGTGTATATTGATGTCAGAATTACTAATAACACAATCAATGTCATTAACGTCAATATAAACACCTCGCATAAATGTACCGACTCTAGTTAAATGACTACTATAGGACAGATCAACGGAAAGATAAAGTTTATCGCCATATTACTTTTTGAGACTAGTAATGAATGAAATATCAACTTTGGTAGAACCCTTAGAAATCTACATGATCATATCTTTCACCGGGTCTTCAGGCTTCTTAGGCTATTACTCCTCTTTTTCTTTTTCTTTTTCCACTACTTATTAAGGTTTATTTTCTTTCTTCTCCTCCTCTTGTTCTTTTTAAATAATATCAATTGCTGCTATTTTGTCCTCAGGTTTAGGACCATGAGGTAACTTTATCTTAGGGAGTTATTATTTATCGCCTTCAAAGGGATTCTCTTTGACAGTACTATAAACATACGCGTGGTAGCCGCAATCATGGTTCTTTAAAAGGAGAACATGAGCATTCTTAAGAGGGACATTCTTTAGGTGTTCGGAGTAGACTATTACACCTTTTGTGGCACAGACGTCTATATATTACTAATGATCTTATTTAGTAACAGAGAGATAATTAGGCAGTTCATATCGATCTGATTCAATAGCTTATTCCTTTATACCTTTTTTATTCTTGAACCAGCCACGGACGGTAGAGGACACTACTCCAAAAAATGAGATAGCTTTAGATATACCGGGTTTTTCACCTATCATCCTAGAAATGAACTCGAATTCAATTTCTGAATAGGTCATATTAAGGGCAGCGTAAGGTGCTATATAGTTGCAAGCCATTAAGCAAACGTCTTATTGGTCCTCTGTAACGTAGCCTGATGGGGCACTCAAAGCAGTTATTTGCTTGCCGTCGACCTCTAGGTCTTCAGGAAAGAATAAGAAGTCTTCCAAGATCTAATGGTGGTCTGGTTCGTAATCCTTCTTCTTATTTTTCTTACCTCCCAATTCCGTGGAGCTCTAAAAATTATGGTGAGTAATGAATCGTCTAGTATTTCCCACTGCTCCTAGATACATCTAGAGAAATGGATAAGTCCTTCTAGTGGTACCAATTTTAAAGTAGTAACTAGAGATGTAACATTACAATATTACTAATAATACATACTATTCTGACACACCTAATAGGATAGATAGTGGCAACAATGAAATTCTCGAAGTAATGTATTAGGCCCTTGAGATGGGCACGAGGTATTAAATAATAGAAAATGATGTAGTAGCTAAAAGGGCTAGTACAACACTAAATCCATATAACCTTTCACGATCCATAACTATGAATTATGGATAACTCGCAATGAGTGTATATAATAAAACTAATACATATGTGAATATGTATAAATTTTGGTGTGTATTCATGGTTTTTGGTGAGAATATTCCAAATCTAAGCAGGTTAACCAGGAATGGTAAGTTCCGGGATTAATGATATTGTTTTTCAACATTTAACGTGGTGGTAAAGCACGATTAGTGATGTAGTCCTTCAACTTCATGCGTAAATCCCAATAGTTTATTCTAGAACCGTAACAGGTTAACTAAGGGTGCATAATAATAGCCGAATATGACATTATGTAAATTGATAACTCTTTCTTTTATCAACGGACCAGTCATTAAGACCAGAAGACCCAGGAACTAGAATGTAGTTAAACATTTTCGCCCCAGTTAGACCTCCTCCTAGCATCTTTGCTAGGCCCTAAAACTACTAAAGTCCTAAGGGAAAATGCAGCGTTA